GCTCGGCAGGATCGCTACGCTGCGTTCCACTATCGAAAGCCAAAAACTTTACGACCTCGGCACATGAATTAGCCGCCAGCCAATCTGCATCTGGGCCTGTGCTGGGGAACGACACGTTTGGAAAGAGTGTCTTGTGGTCGGCTATTTCGCCAACCGTTGATCCATCTAGTCTTGCGATCTTCATAATTACTATCCTTTGTCTGCGAAGGGTTCTGTTGGCGGTGTGAAGTTGGCGGTATATCTGGCGAGCCTAGATATTCTTACTTCGTCCATATAACCGTTTGCTGGGTACGATAATTCAGCCCCTTCTAAAGAACCTAAGTGCCAACTACCTCCGCCAGTACCTAATGTTGACGAGCTTGTTCCACCTAAATTAGTTTCATCTGTACCGTCCAAGTAAACCTTATATGACGTTCCATTCTTAACCAAAGCCACATGATACCAAGTATCGTTGCTTAATGTTGTACCGCCAGTGGTGGTAATAAAGTAAGTGCTATTATTACTAGCACTTAAAGCTATAGCTAAAGCACCATTGATTGTATAAATCTGCAATCCAAAACCTTTGGTCAATAACATCTGATAGATTGGCGAGGTGTTATTATTAAACCGCCAGAAAAACTCTACTGTCCAATCCCCTGCCCCATCAATGTCGTTTGCTCCGGCCTCAGGGAAATTCGCATAGTCAGAATTGCCGTCCAACAACAAAGATGCTCCACCAAACTTAGACTGCGTTGTGCTGGTTTTAGCTGTACCAAACAACGTCAAATCGTTCTGCGCTGCGCTGTCAATCGCCTGACCGTCTGCCATGTTTAGCAACAGCTTGGTGTTGGTGACTGCCGTTAGAGGGGCTGTCGGTGGGGTGAAGGCGGAGGTGTAGACTGCTGTGCCTTTAACTAACCTAACGTCAAACATATAACCATCATAGTCAGCTTGGTTAGTATCCCAATCTCCAACCTTTAGTGCCGCAGAGGAGTTGTATATGTTATGCCCCGAGCTATTATACGAGCTATCAAAAACCCCATTGACATAGAACGTAGTGGTACCGCCAGACTTTACCCACGCAAGATGGTTCCACTCATTGTACTTAAAAACAATAGTACCATCTTCTGAGTAATCTGTGCTGCCATCTGCTGTCCAAGTAAAGCGCATTCTAAGGCCACCGCTATTGGGTTCTACACGGGCCTGCCACCCCCGGTCAGTGTTTGACCAGCTACCTATGATGGCTTGTTTGTAGGTTTGTGGCTTTACATAAAACCAACCTTCAATTGTGTAATCACCATTTGCAAGGTGGAAGTCAGCACTGTCAGGAGCAGTTAAATAATCAGCACTTCCATCAAAATATCCACTCGCACCATTCACCCCTGCGTCATAAACAGAAGATGTCAGGAAGGGGCCGAAGGCGGATACGGCAGGATTCCCGCTTACTGTAATCGTGTGTGCTGACGTAGAGTTGTCAACAAAACGATTGCTTTGGCAGGTTAGGAGCTTGGTGTTGGCTGTTGCAGTTAGTGCAGAGGATGGAGGTGTGTAACTTGACGTATATCGTGCATTGCCGATCTCATATCTAACATTACTTATAAAGCCATCAAAAAAGTAAGAAGCGGAACCGCCAGCATCAGCCGCACCAATATAGAAGTACTCGTGTCCGTTTAAAGATGAAGCACAGCTTGCGCTTGTCACTGTGCCATTTAAGGCCGCATACATAGTTGTACCATTTCTGGAAATTGCGACATGGTTCCATTCGCCTATGTTTACTGTTCCAGCACTTAGAATAGTTTGAGTACCACCCGAAACTGTAATCATTTCAACCGTATTGCTAGTGCCAGCTCGAATTGACCATGTTTGATTTGCATTGCTCCCGTGGGTTAGATCAAAAAGACACGCAATTATGTCATATTGATCCATATCTGTGCTTGGGAAAATCCATGCTTCCGCAGTAAAAGCCTCTGTAGTAACGTCAAGATTGGCTGCATTGGTTCTTAGCCTATCCCCAGACCCATCAAAAGACACAGCCCATTCACCATCAGGCCGTGCAAACGGGCTAAAGGAACCTTGGGTTACATTTCCATTTGCTGTGATTGTGTGGTTGCTGGTGGAGCTATCGTCAAAGACGTTGTTGACTCCGTTGTTGGTGCCATCAAAGTGCGACAGGAACGATACGGTATTGAACTCATCGTCTGAGGGTAGACCTTTTACACCCCCCGCACCTATACTTCTCTGGCTTAACATTAGCTGCCATCCCCGACCAATGCACCATAGAGTGTGCTTCCGACTTTCCAGACTGTAATGACTGTGTAGCCTGTTGTGGCTAACGTAGGTGCAACACCAGCATTGTTGACCCATGTCATAGTGGGCCATGTAATCGTTGCGGCAGAGCCATCGTCAATCATCAGGGTGATAGCCTGACCAGCGGAAAATGCGTCCGTGTACGTTGTAGCACCTGTCAGAGTATGCGTCTGGATGGAGCCGTTGCTTGGCTCGAGGGCATAGGATGTGCCAGAAATTACATAAATGTCTTCAATCGGCGTACCAGTAAAGGTTGGGTCGGTGAGAGCCCCAAGGTTGTAATACCCCAAGCTAGTCCATGCAGTCGTACCTGTACCTGCTTTTAGCTGGCCGGAGTCCGTCTCCAAGCCCAGTTCGCCCTGCGCAAGCGTAGGGTTGGCCGAGGTCCAGTTAGCTGCCGTATCGCGGCGTATTTGAATTTTATCAGCCATTACGCCGATCCTCCATCTATTGTTTGCGCGGCAGTATATACACTGTTCGCAAAGCCGCCATCAGTGTTGGTTGATAAGAACTTAGCATCTGCTTCGGCTCGTGTATAGGCATTTGCAAGAGTGCCTATGTCGTAAGCTAAAATTTCTACCGTATCCGAAACCGCCGCGCCGCTGGTTAACACCACCGTATTTCCCGTGGTAGAAGCGTAGTCTGTCACGGGTATCAAAAGCGCCCCGTTTAGATATACGTCAACATAAGCACCGTCTTGGTAACTAAGCACCAAGTTGTTTGTATCTGAGCCGCTAAACGAGGTTTGCCCCGCCGTCGCAATGTAAACGAAGCGGCTTCGTACACCTAAGTTGGGCTGGCGTCCTTGATACGGCATTAGTTGCCCTCCGGTTTAGTGGGCCATGTTACATCGGCAGGGAACCCGGCCTGACTCGGCACGTCACGCAAGGCTTGGCGATACGCAGCTTCATCTGCCGTCATGGTTCGGTCAGATGTAGCCCACCAGTCTGTAGCTGCTATAAGTTGGTTACGTTCAGACCTAATTTGCTCTTCTGTTTTAGGCGCAGATGCGGGTACGTCAGCGTCTACAACCACACCGTCTAATAATACTTTTGCCATGGTTGTCTCCTATGAATATGAATGACCGTAAAGGCGATAATAGCAACCGTCATCACTGGCAAAACTTGTGCCCCCAGATAAAACAAAGCGCACTTTTGAAGTCACAGCCGCATCGTTGTACTGTATTCCACTACTCAACATATTTGCCCCTTTGCTGTTATTATTTTCATAGCCGCTTCCTTGACCTTGGAATTTTGTATGTACACTAGAGCTATCAACATCCAAAAACTGAATACTATAAAAACAGTAATCAAGCGAGTTTGAACCATATATGGGGCTAAGGACTAAATCCGTAGAAAGCTTACCGTTTTCTTGCACTCTGGATTCATTAGACTCAAATACGTCTGTCGCATAGCTAAATTGATCCGCCGCATTACTGGAGTCAAGCAGTTTCATTTCTAGCTTTTTAGCAGTGCTACCAACGCATACAGGAAGACGAATGTCTAATTTAAGAACATCGTAACCTGTGGGCAAAGTAATATCTATAGCTGAAACACTAGACCCGCCTAAAGTTACTTCCGCCAAGTTAGTCCAGTAACCACTAGGAGCTTCTGCCCAAGTCATGCCCCCTGTATTGCCACTTTGTGCCGTAAGCATATAGCCATTTGTCGGAGCATTGCTGACTTGCAGCTTGCTCTCGTTGACAGCTTCGCCAGCCAACTTGGCTTGAGTTACATTGGCATCAGCAACTTTAGCCGTTGTAATGCTATCATCAGCAAGATCGCCAGAAGTGATTCCACTTCCAAGGTCTGCTAGGTCTCTTGCTCTAGTCATGTCTACTTTCCTCTACTGAAACTGATATCTAATGATAACTACGCCCGAGCCGCCATTACCGCCGTTGCCTGACGAATCACAGCCGCCTCCACCGCCGCCAGTATTAATTGCCCCTGCGCCGCCACTTGCTCCTGTACTTGACGTTCCGTTTCCTCCGCCGCCATTACCGCCTGATCCTGCGCCTGAATTTCCGCCGCCTCCACCGCCGCCAGCACGAGTAATGGACGTACCTGTAATTGTAGAAGCCAAACCACTACCGCCATTTGCGCCAGAATCTGCCGATGCGTCATTGCCAGATGCACTAGCTCCACCTCCGCCCCCGCCTCCGGCATCTCCCGATGTATTTCCTAGTATGTTTCTGCCGCCGTTCGTGCCTTGATTTGCAGTGCCACTACCACCTGTGTAATTATTACGCCCACCACCGCCGCCGCCTGATCCACCGCTCGCACCATACTGCTTGTAATAACCGCCGTAGCCACCGCCCGTAGAGGTTACTGTAGTAATCCCCGTTCCAGAAATTGAAGAGTTGCTTCCAGATACACCTTGTCCGTTAGAATACTGTCCTCCCGAACCACCCGAACCGACTGCAACTGTGTAGCTTGCTTCGGAAAGAGTAAGTGCTGTTTCGGCAGGGCTATTGTTTCCAGAAGTTCCTGCGCTAGTGCGATAACCACCTGCGCCTCCGCCGCCCGTACCGTTTGCTCCTGTATCTATTGCGCCACCCGCACCTCCGCCGCCCGCTATAACTAAAAAGTCAACAACAGGTGTGTTGCCGAGCTTCGTTACTGTAAAGGTTCCAGAAGAGTTGAACGTATGTACTTTAAAGTTGCCGTCCGTTGTAATTGTTCCCCCAGTGGCCTCCATAAACGGATTTCCACCTTTACCGAAACCAAAAGCTCCGGCCGATGCAGCACCAAATGTCGAGAGCGTAGGCATTGTCGTTAACCCTTATGCGAACTGCGTTTGCGAAGCTAAAACTGTAAACGTAGCGTCCGCAGTCTTAATAATAGTGAAGCTGTAGCTGTCGATGCTACTAGCATTACCTGCGGAGGGAGCAGTGCCGCCCTGCCATTTAGGTGTGACTGCCGATCCATCAACTTGATACACGTTTAAATAATAGGGTGTTGCCCCATTGGTCAGCAAAACTGCTGAAGTAACGGACTGACCTACGGCCAAATTAGCGTTTACATTGCTAAAGTTAATCGTGCGGTTAGCCGTTTGATCCGCTGTATAAAACTCAATTGCCTGCGCCGTAGTATCAAAGGTTATCGTTCCCGTAGTAGAAACCTGAGTCGTTACCTTTTCATACACCTCTCGGATGTCCAACGCACTTCCAACAACAATCCCGCCCGAAATCGTAAGGCTCCCGGTTACCTGTCCAGAAGTCCCATCAGAAAATATTTGAAGGTCGTTACCCGCCCCAAAGATCGCCTTAGCGTTATCAATGTAGGAGGTGTTGTTGTTAAAAGCTACAGTGTTAAGAAACGAAGTCGCATTGGAAATCTCGGCAGGGGGCTGTGCCGTCTGAATGGCCGGACCCAAGTGCACAACGTAAATGTTGCCTGTGCCCGCAGGGGGAGCCGAAGTGAACGTCAGCGTAGTCCCCGCGCAAGTATATGCAACGGTGGGGTCTTGAACCACGTTTTCAACAACAACACGAACGTCGTTCGTGACGCTGGGCTGAGACATTGTAAAACCCGTAGTGGAACCATCACCGTCGAAGCTGTCCTTAACGGTAGTAGTAAACGCCTCTGCGGGTGGGTTTCCAAGGTATGACATTAGGTGATCTCCAGAATGCTCATTACTACGTCTACAGACGCCGCCGTGTTCGATTGGACTTTAACACTATCGGCGGTCTCAAGAACAACTTTTTGATCGCCGCCAACAATAACAATAGCCCCGCCGCTAGGGACCGGGGCATCCTTAATGAGGTGCGTGTCGTTTGATCCATCGTTGACCGTGGCCGTAATCAAAACTTGAGACGAAGTTACGTTCGACACCACCAAGCCAATGACCGTAGTCGATGTGGAACTTGGAACCGTGTAGCCGCCAACTGCCGTAGACGAAGTGCCTATGGCCCTTGAAAGTTTTCGTTTAAAAGTATTTGCCATTTTCTATCCTAACCCAAGGCGATTGCTAAGGCCACGGCTGTGCCAGCCGGGTCTACTTGTAGATTTGTTTGAGCCGCGGATACCGTAGAAGCACCCGTGCCACCGTCTGCTACTGCTAAATCCGTAATACCCGTAATGGAGCCCCCCGTAATGTTTACAGAGGCCATCTCTAAGGTTGCGGTAAAGTCGAAGACCGCTGCCCCGGCCCCAGCACCATCTGTATAGATGAGCTTGGTTGCCCCATTAGCCACAGTGACATTTGCTCCAGAGCCTTGGGTGAAGATCGCGGATTGACCGGAGTTGTTATATACAAAATAAACTTTTTGAGCGTCGTTCGGGGCAATAGTAATGGTGTTAGTCCCAGAAGGAGACCCACTTAAAACTAAAACCTTGTACATACCATCCGATAGTGTGCCATCTGTGGTAGTAAGAGTGTGCGTCGTTCCAGAAAGAGATATCGTGCCTACGCCCGTAAGAACGCGGTCAACAATCTGAAGATTAACATTTGTTGTATCGCCCCATGCACCGGACTGTTCGCCAGTAGCGATAAGCTCAATACCGTTAGCCGTTGTATATGTACTAGGCATTTGCTTCTCCTATGCCGCTATATCTGTCCAGCCGGGGGTTTGA